ACTTCTACAGCATTCTTTACAATAAAGTCTTTATCGTTAGCCATTACTTAGCTCCGTCTATTGATAATGCTGCTTGGTATGTAGTGCCACCGTCACGTGTACTAAATGTTATAACATCTGTTTCACCGATAGCTGGGCTTGTAGGTGCTGTGCCCCCTGCAAATTCTATACTACTGTCGTAAGACATAGTTGCCGCTGAAATATCGGCAATAGCTATGTAGATGTAAGTAGTGCTGCTAGTATTCATGTTACTTCCAGTAGAAGTTACTTTAAATCCCGTATCCAACAGGTCTACAAAACTAACGCTACTTTCTGAATCTGTAGTCTGTGCTCTTAGTCTTTTATCTCCAGACCCATCGGGTATACCTCTTTCAGAATCAAAAATAGTCCAGTCACCTGTGTTGTCTGCATTTTTAATCATCAACCACTGAGGTTTCCAACCAAGATTAATTTCTGGACCAGTAGAACTTCCGTTACCTTCATAACTACCACATGCAACATTATCATTATGTGGAAACAAGTAAGCTACGATAGGATCATCTAAAGCATTTGCAGAAGCGGATGTTCCTACAGTAAACTGAGTAGAGGTTGGGTCTGTGTCATTCCAGTAAGTAGTGCTCGTTTGTAATGCAGCATTACTGTTTAGCCTAAGTCTTTTTGTCCATCCAAGGCTTCTATGACCTACTTGAGGGTTAAACGAGCCATCCCTATTAAATGTAATAATAGCCCCTGGTATTTCTCCCAAACTGTGGCTGACAGTTTTGTTTGCACCAGTTCCAGTATAAGTCACAATATCAAAGAACCCAGCAGCTTTTTTAAATGTCCAAGCTACATAAGTACCACCACTGTAGTTAGTACCACCTTGAGGACCATTACTTGCAGCAAGAGTAAAACCTGTCGAAGTAAAACTATCTATAGAGTTTGTAGTATCTTCAGCATCTGTGCCAGGAAGTTTAAGATTTTTGTTTACTCCTCTTACAGTATCTACTAGTACGTGAGGTGCACTTCCTAATGCTCCTGATCTCCACTTAACCCAGACTAGGCCATCGTTAGAACCTGATAAGTCTATACCTGTAGTAATAGTTTGTGCTGCTCCTGTACCACTATAGAGTGTGGTACTAAATTCATTATTAGGACCAATACCAGCTTGATCCAACAACAACGTAGCATTACTTACAGTACCACTATCAGCAGGGTTGCTTAGTACATACGTAGCATCTTTTGTAGGTGTGTGTTCAAAAACGGAGCCAGTGGATAGGTCTAGGGTTTCTGTGTCAGTTGAAGTAGCCTCACGAATAGCTACGTAGATGTAGTCACGACTAGCACCAAAGTTATCTTGCGTAAAACCTGTATCTGTAAAAGTATACCTTCCATCACCTGTTTGTGCCTCAGCATCAGAGGTGTTAGCTTCAAGATAGGCTGCGTCACCAGCATCAGTAACACCACGTACACTATCTATAATACGCCAGTCTCCACCTCCAGAACCGTCTGATCTTTTAACAAGTAACCACTGAGGCTTCCAACCCAGTGTAACAGTAGCGTCTTCATTGGCATCCGTTGTATAACTCCCACACTGAATGTAACTGTCAGCAGAGGTATCGTGTGCAAATAGGTAGGCTACGTATGTACCGTTAGAGGCGTTTACACCATTTCCACCTCCTACAGTAAAAGATGAACTACTAACTGCTGTAACAGTACCACTTGTGGAAGCTGCTGCTCCTGTTTGGTTTAACTCAAGTTCTTTTGACGTACCAAGTGACCTATGATAAACTTTCCAATCAAATGAAGCATCTGTTCTTTTTATAATAATTGACCCTATAGTTGTCCCGAGATTGTGGCTAACCACTTGGCTAGTTCCGTTTCCCGTCCAAGTCACAATGTCAAAGAACTTAGACTCTTTTTTAAATGTCCAAGAGACATAGTCTGCATTATTAAGTCCAAAGTCACCAATAGCTCCATTAACTGAAAAACCAGTTGAAAGTAAATCAACCATATTACTCGAACCTGATTGACCGCCTGTGGAGTTAGATATGAGGTAATGACTAGGTGGGTCACCAAAGTTTGATGAAAATAAACCATGATTACCTGTATTATCTTGCCTTTTTATCCAAACCAAACCACCGTCATTAGCTAGGTCAATATCATTAGTAATAGTCTGCGAACCACCATTACCAGTATAAAGTGTAGTACTAAAACTATCCGTAGGGCCAGTGTTTTCTACACTAAACGTAACAGTACCTACTGTTTCATGATAAACAGTGGGTCCAATACCATTCTTTACTTTAAAGTCTTTATTGTTTGCCATGCTTCACCTTCCACTTGGCAGTGTTATTATGCTACGAGTGTAGCAATCGCAGTATGATCTGTTGAAGTAGTACTTGCTGCAGTTACACGTACACGTACATCTGTACCACTGATGTCTACTTCGTAAGTAGCTAGTGCAGTGTCTGTATTAACTTCACCGTACTGTGTGGCAACTGCAGTTGTACCATCATGTGCAATAAGCATCTTTGTAATTGTACGGTCTGTTCCATCATCAGCTACAAGCAATACTTCCATAGCCACATAATCTGCTTTAGCATACGAAGCTAGTGTAGTCTGTGTTGTAGCAGTAGTTGTTACGGTCTGCGTGTCTCCACCACCGCCACCTGCAATGGCACCCCACTCACCGTCAGCATAACCCTCAAACTGTGCGTCATCAGAGTTGTAACGTAACATACCGTTTACAGCAGTAGGACGTTGTGCTGTTGTACCTGCTGGCATCTTGATCGCACCAGTAGTGCTATCCTTCAGTACAACAATACCTGTCTCATCTGGTACTGTAATAGTACGGTCTGCTGTAGGGTTAGTAAACGAAACAGTTGTTTCATTACCATCTTCACTAGAACCCTCTACAGTAAAACCTGAGTCGTTAAGGTGCAATCCAGTTACAACAGGGCTAGTGATTGTTTTGTTTGTAAGTGTCTTTGTGGTAGATGCAAAGTAAGTATCTAGTAGGTCTACATCAAAATAACCGATAGATGAACCAGATGTATCATAAATTGCAATACCATCATCTGAAGCAATAGCTGTGCTTGTGTCAATGGTAATAGCAGATACATCTGCAATAGCATTAAGCTCTGATCCTGTAGCTGTAAGACCTGTAACATTGTTAGCTTGACCTGCAACAGTGTCTGCGTATGCTTTTACAGATTGCTGTGTAGGAATAAGTGTAGCACTGTCAGATGTCATATCATCTTCGTCTACAAAACCTGTTATGGTAATTGTACCGTCAGACAGACTACCGTAAGTTACTGTTCCACTTGCTGTTACAGTTGTACCACTAACATTACCAGTTACGTCACCAGTTAAGTCTCCCGTAACGTCACCCGTCACATCCCCTGTTACGTTTCCAGTAACATTGCCAGTAACGTTTCCAGTTAAGTTACCTGTAACATTGCCCGTGACGTTTCCTGTTAGATTTCCTGTGACATCACCAGTAACATCTCCTGTTACATCACCTGTCAAATCACCAGTAACATTTCCAGTTACATTACCTTCAATGTTAGCAACCAGAGTACCTGTAGTGATTGTAAGATCACCAGTAGATGCACCAGTAAATGAACCTGTGCCTACAGTAAACTTATCTGCTGATTCATCAAAACCGATAAAGGCATTATCTGCTGAACCACGTTCAATAACAATACCTGCATCATTAGCAGGTGTACCTGTAGTACCGTTACCTAATTCCATAAGCAAGTCAGCAACTACAGTATTAGTAGATGATACTGTTGTCGTTGTACCGTTTACTGTAAGATCACCACCGACTGTCACATTTCCTGAAGTAGTTACAGTGGCAAAGCTAGATGTACCTGTTGAAGTAACATTACCAGTTAAGTCACCAGTAACATCCCCAGTTACATCGCCTGTCACATTGCCCGTAACGTTACCCGTTAGATCACCTGTTACGTCACCTGTAAGGTCACCAGTAACATTACCTGTGACTGTTGTAATTGTAGCAGCATCTGCATAAAAGTCAGACCAACGGATAGATGTAGTACCCAAACTGTACAAGCTATCTGCTTCAGGATTTAGTGCTTTAGCTGTAGATGTAGCAGCTACTAGGTTACCTGTTACATCTCCTGTCAAGTCTCCTGTGACATCTCCTGTGACGTTACCAGTCACGTTACCCGTCAAGTTTCCAGTTACATTACCTGTAACTGAACCTGTAACATCACCAGTAAGATCGCCAGTGACATCGCCCGTTACGTTACCTGTAACATTACCTGTAAGGTTACCAGTTACGTTGCCAGTGACAGGTCCGACAAGAGAAGTACCAGTGATTGTTGTACCTGTGATTGCAGCAGCAGTTGTCCCACCTATAGTTGCACCATCAATAGTACCACCATCAATGTCTGCAGTATCAGCTACAAGGCTATCAATGTTAGCCGTACCATCTATATACAGATTACGCCACTCAGAACCTACAGCACCAAGATCATGAGTATCATCAGCAGAAGGAATAAGAGCAGAGGCAATATCCGCAGTAATTGTAACCGTATCAGTATCTGCATCACCAAGTGTGGTATTACCATTAACAGTAAGGTTACCAGTAATTGTTGCATTCTCGTGAACCTGAACTGTGTCGATGTAACCAATACCATCAACATACAAATCTTTAAACTCTAGTGAAGATGTACCAAGGTCAATGTCGTTATCTGTTACAGGAACAATAGCACCGTCTTGAATACGGACTTGCTCTACTGCAGCATCAGATACTTCACTAAAGAAACCAATTCGGTTATTTGTTGTGTCAATCACAACTTTGTTCAATGCGTCAGTGTCAGCAATCAGTGGTACGTAAGCACCCTCTGTAGAACTGCCATCGTGTTTGTGACCACCTGATAGAGCAAATGCATCTCGAATTGCATTAAGCTCTGCGTTTACTGGTGCAGCTTTAATAACCGCATTTGCGATAATGTCAGCTACTGACTGTCTGCTATAACCTGCCATTTACAATCTATCTCCTACTCCAAATGTAATCACTAGACCTTGAATACTGTGTGATGCACTGGAATCATTAGTTACGAATTTTAAAGAGGCTGACTTACCTGATCCAGATATATTAGTACGTTGAACTGGTGAAGGGTTACCATCAAATATTGCGGTGCTATCGTATAGTGCTTCATTATAGTAAGCTGCCGCACCTTCTGTTGTTAGTGTAAAGTTTGTTGGGTTTAGTGTTTGTACATCTTCGTAATCATACACTGCCGACATAACAATTTCGTTATCACCCTCAGAACGTAGGTATGTGGCTACACTATAGAATATCTTACGTTGCTCTGGGTCTTGCATGTGAAAGAACGGAGTTTGAAAAATACTAAAGATGTTTTCACCATCAAAGTCATTACCACGTTCTTGTCTATGTACTTTACCGTTGCTATCCCCATGAATAATAAATTCGTTTTGTCCTATGTACCCACTGTCAGCACAAGTAGCTGTGATACCTAGCATCTGACTATACTCAAACTGCAAACCGTTGGGTGTTTGTCTAAACCCACCGATAATACCTTGCGAGTCTGCTGCACCAAAGAAATATCTAAACTGCGTCTTTTGCCTAATTACAACAGCGTTAAGTGTGTCTAGGTCAATGTCAAAAACAACATCTGTAAAGATAGACTGAATGTCTTTAGATACAGTTTCAAGATTAACGTCACCAATTTTATCTGTACCTGAAACTGGACGTAGACCATCTTGCGACAAGAATAAAAGATCACCACCGATCTCAATCACACTGTCTGTAGCCAAACAACCAAGGTCATCTGTAACTGTTTCTAAAACAAAGTTAGCTATGTTATTGCCGACAAGCTTTCTTATATTGTTACTTCCAAAGATGTATAGAGCATCACGGAAAGGTTTTATTGCTACAATAGGGAAGCCCACGTTAATAACGCCTGACCCATCAGCAGCAGCAAAGCTAGTCTCGTCGTATGGCGCACTAAAGTAAAGATTCGTCTTTTCATTAGGATCACCTGCTAAGAACATATGGTTTTGAAATACAGCAGAGTACTTAGGATCGTCAGGAGCATCTGCATGAGTAATCTGTGTGTATGTAGTACCATCGTATGTGGCTGCAGGATTTACACCATCAGTCAGAATAACTTTAGGGCTACCCCAGTTATACTTAGTAAACCTTACCTTGGTTACACCTGTCATTGTAGGTGAACCAGAAGTAGTTACTGCAACCCAATCTTCTGAAGAATCATCCCAATAATGCAGGTAGTTATTACCACTCGCAGGTTTTCTACAGGCTAAGATACCATCATTAATACCATTAGCTACACAAACACCTAATACACTTGTATTGTCTTGACCTGTAACTGTACCATAGTCATTACTAAAACCACTGATCTTACGATAACCACCCGTAACAGCAGGTTCATAGTTAATCAAAGAAATAGCAGAACCAGGTTGTGTTTCACCCTGTGACAGCACGTCACGACTAGTGTTTAGACCGCCTTGGCAGAATACTTTAAAGGAAGCTAAGTTATCAGCCATTAGATCACACTGTTAAAAGTACTAGATGCAGGACGTTGTATTACAGTTGAACGAACATATAAGTTATCGTCCATTAGAATACGCCGCATTGATTTTATACCTTCTTCAAAATTTCTTTGGTGCATAGCTGCACTCTGTTCATTACTACGGAAACGCATAATAAACATAATAGCACCGTCAATAACTACATGTTTAAAACGATCAGGTATTACCATAGTATCTGTATATAAAACTAAGTCATCAGGAAATGAAAAGTATACATACTCAACTTCATAAGCTGCATTTGTTATGGGAGTGATGCCAAACTTTTCTTCTAATGTTTGATAAACATAAATAGGTTTACCAATTCCGTTTATTTGATCACCTTCATCATCTTGTGTACGATAATTCTGTAAGTAATCATTATACGTTAATGTATTTAAATGTCTAGGGGTATTATCTAATCCAGTAGTCTTTTTTAAGAAAAATGAATCCCAGTCTACTGTACCCATGTCTGCAGGAAAATCGTATGTGCGTTGCCCTGCGACTAATGTTTCTGTTTTTGTTGTCTTTAAAAATGGAAACTCTTGTCCATCTTGTAGTATAAGACGAATACTATTATTAACGGCATCTTTTGCAAGACCTTGAACATTACGTACAGTATCAAAGCCATCACCAGCGGTATCTAGTGTAACTTCATTTAAACGTCTTAGTGTGTCGTTTACTAATGTAATATACGTAGTTGCCATTTAAATAACCTTTAGGTAAGTCTAAAGGGGCCAGTTGCCCAGCCCCTTAGAATGTTTTAATTATGCAAGTGTGTCACGAACTACTTCTGCAGCATGCATATTGCCAACTGCTGTTACGTCCATCATCACTGCCCAAACACGTAGTTTACCTGCAGTAAGAGCATCTTCTGTTGCGAACTTCAGATCAAGTGTATCATCTGCTGTTGCCACAAAAACTTGTGCCGCTTCTGCTGCAGGAGTTGCACCATAAGTACCTGCTGCACCTGTAATATCAAGTCCATCAACATACTTATCTGCTACTGACGCAATACCTAGATCAACAGTTGCTGCTGTTGCAGTACCTGCTGTTAGGATTTCAATACCTGCTGAAAGAACAACTGTTCCTTTTGGAATGTTGATCATTGTTTCGGTATCGTTTGCTGCGTAGTCAGCACCATTTGTAGTAATTTGAGCCGCAATATCTAGCTCACGTTCTACTACATACACTCCACGACCACGTTGTGAATTGCCTTGTGCAGGAAGGTCTGCTGCTGTATAAGCTACCATTGTTCAGTCTCCTTACGCCAAGTTATATGCTGCAGTAACGATTGCTTCTGGGCGAAGAATCTTGCGACCGTATAGGTGCATACCACGAACAATATCTGCAAATGAGTCAGGGTCACGATATGTTTCAGTTTTGTTGATCTGCTCTGCAGTTGCAACGGCTGAATCATGACCTGCTACGATAACACCAAAGTTAGAAGCGTTTGAGCCGCCAACAGTTGATGAACCTGTACCTAGTGAAGGTAGGTTGTTTGAAGTGTAAACACGGAAACCGTGTAGGTTAGTTACTGACAACCCGTTCTGTAGTCCTGAGCCACCGAAGTCGGCGTTCAATAGACGTGAGTCTTCATCTTTCAAGACTTCCATGAATACTGGGTCCACAACGATCCAACGACCTTGTGTATCAACATTCTGTTGGTCCATCAAACGAGACATACGTGCAAGAATTTGCAACGGGAATGCGTTACCTGCTGTTGCAGATTTCGCAGCAGTAGCACCACCTGCACGAGGCTCAATACCAATTGATTGGTTAGCTGTACCTGCAGTTCCTGATGTGTTTGTGAAGTCAGATGCGTCTAGTGACATAGATGTCAATAGTTCTGCACCAACTAGGTTAGCACCATCAGAAGCTGTAGCCACGGCTTTTGAACCGTTTACAGATGTGTTAACTATGCTTGCATTTGCATGAAGCGCAGCTTGCGCAAAACCAGATAGGTAGCCAAGAACTTCTTGGTCCATTTGGTCTGCCAAACGATATGCCGCACGATCAGATGCCAAGCTTTGGAAATTGACGTGACTATGAGCTTCCTCAATGTCGTCCACATTGAACGCAAAGTAGTTAGCTTTGTCAATGGTCAATGAGAAATCCTCATCATCCAAATCTTGTGGTGTGATCTGTGTACCACGGTCATATTGTTTCACGGTGATCTCAGGTTCTTTAATGATTTTAACTGAATCACCCATGTTTGCAATCTCTCCGAAATAATCAGAGTTTGTGATCGCTTCAACAACAGATGCCTTGCGGAATGCAAGTTGCACCTGTTTGGAATAGATTACTGGACTAAAATTACCATTGGGTAAATTGCCGTAACCTGATGCTGTTGAAAATGCCATAACATTTCTCCTTAAAGCATAAACAGATGCTAAACACACAGAGTACTATATAGGAGGCTAGACATCGTAGGGTGCGTAGTTTATAACACTTGGCCTTTGTGTTACAGCTACGGGCCATGAATTACTAGGTAAGTCCGTAAGGTCTGTTGTTTGCGTGGGGAATATAGGTTACACAGGTATTCCATCACTGGGGCTGCATAACCTATTATACATATAGTTATATCATAAATAACTATAATGTCAACACTTTTTACCTAGCTGAACCAGATAAATCGTAAATAAAGTTTCCAGTGCGAATAGCTTCCATAATGTTATCAGCATTACGTTCGTATTCTTGTGGAGACATTTTTTGTACCTCAGATTCCTTAATAGCATTTCCCATAGCATCGGATTGAGGCTTGCTACGTTCATTCCGTGTACCCACAGAACGTGCAGCATCTTTTGATGAAACAGACTTTTTAGTTGTAATATTACGGTCTGCTTTATACAAATCAATTGCTCGTGCAGCAGAACGTGCATCTGCATCATTTTCATAAAGAGCATCTTGAACCCACTTAGGTTGTTCTTCTGCCCATTCATGAAAGTCATCACTGTCACGAATAGTATCAAAATCTGGATGCAGCTTTAGCAGTTCTACTTCTGCTTTCTCACGTGCTGCATTGGCTTTCATCTCGTCGATTTCTTTTACACGATCTTCAAGACCTTGTGATTGTTCTTTTGCTTTTTTGATTGCAATAGTTTCAACGATAGCAGCTACATCTGGATACTTGGTTGCCCAAGCTTCAATGTCTTCATCGGACTTTGGTAGTTTAATCTCACTTTTAGTTGCTTGGTTAAGTTGAGTTTCAAGAGCTTTAATACGATCTTCATATTCTTTTTCTTTTTGTTGTTGGTGTCGGCGTAGATCACCATAACGTTTCTTAAAGCTTTTTTCCTCAGCATTAGCAGGTTCAGCTTCTTGTGGTTCTTCTTGAACTGCTTCACCTTTTTGTTCAGCCATAAGCTGTTCTAGTTCTTCTTCTTCTTTTTTTAATCGTTCTTCGTTTGTGTATTTACGATTAGCAAAAGCTACTTTCTTTTGAGGCTGCATTTCTTCAGCCATAATTGTGTCTGACATTTTAGTTTCCTTACTGGGGCCACCGTAGCCTGTTGGTAGGGGGATGGGTAGGCCAGTCATATTAGTGTTTGTAGTTAGGTACACTAAACCTATTCATCTCTCCAATTAGGATTATAATCATCTGTACCCCAACCTGAAGCCTCTTTAATAGCTTTAGTTGCGGCTTTACTTGCTTCTGATTGCGTTTTAATTGCATCAGACCATGCTTTAGGATCATCAGTACTTGTAGACTGTACTGCTTGAGTTGCTGCTACCCAATCATTAGCTGCAGATTTTGCTGCCGCAGTTTTTTCACTTTGTGTTTTTGGTTTAGATTCTGTTTGTGATTCTTGAGTTGATCCCATGCCAAAATCAGTAGCTTCTACACTTTGATCCCTACGACCTCCCGCTAATGATGCTGTTAAACCAAGAAGTTCGCCTTCAGAATCAGTTGCTTGAATACCTGCTTGTCCATCAAAACCAAGCAAGTCTCCTAACCAAGTATCACCAAAGTTTCCTTGTTGACCCGCAACAAGTTTGCCAGTTTTATCATCATAAGATTTAAGATTTTCATATAGGCTTTTTTCTCCACCAAATATGCTTTTCTTACGCATGTGTCCACTAATATCTATATCTCTTTGTTTAGCAACTTCAAGCATATCATTATACTTTGCAACCATTGCTGTTCCAAATACAGCAGAAGGTAAAATACCTAAAGATGCACTTAATGCACTGCCTACTGTAGTTAAAGTTTTCATTTGATCTAAAGACTTTTTAAATTCGGTTTTATCCATTTCTAAAAGTTCTTGTAAAGATTTACCCGTTTTATCTTGTGTATTAAATGTTTTAACGGGCATTCTAATATCATCGTTAGCCGCTTCTGTTACCTGCGTAGTTTCTACAGACGTAGATTCAAGATCATCTGTTTGTGATTCATAATCTTCAAGAGGAATAAATCCTTCAGGAATGTCTGTTACAGGATTGCCTTGATAAAAACTAATTACTTTGCGTTCACCTGTTTCAGGATTAATGTATTCTTTTGTTGTATACACATCTTCAACAGTATCAAAGAATTTGTTTTCTGTTGATGCAGTACTTACACCTGAAGAAGTATTAGAAGCAGTTTGCGTTGTTGTTGTTTTAGGTGCTAGGCTACCATCATCAAATGGTGTTGTTTGATTTGTTACAAACTTAGGAACGTATCCACCTGCAGGAGAAGGTGCAGGAGTAGGTGGAGCTACAGAACTAGGTGGTGGCGTATATGTTGCAGTAGTCTGTTGCCCTTGATAAATAGAAGGTTGATAACCCATAATGCCAGTAGCAGGTGGCACAAATGTACCTGCTTGTGCGTGTACCATACCGCCTTGTGCCATTTCCCGTGGTTCATCTTCTATAGGTTCCGCACCTACAATGATAAGATCAGCAGGACCAAAAGGAACATCATCGTCTAATGTAGCTTCATCAGAGTTACCCATCTGACCCATAGCTTCCATTTTCTTTAGGCCAAACTTAGCTTCATCACGAAGCTGCATAATCTTCTCTAGTCCATGATAACGAACTACATCAGCAGGTAAAACAAACTCACCCTCACTTAGCATGGCAGGAATATCGTCACGTACTTCTTTTTTAGTACTTCCAGTAGGAACATCATTCCCTGATTCTTCGTCTACCATGCCACCTTCATCTTTTAGACCACCGTCTTCAAAGAGTTCCATTTGTTTCTCATACATTTTTTAGTACCTCATCTCGTAGTAACTTCAGCCTACGTAACTGATA